ACGATAAATAATCGCAGCAATGTCACGAGAGTGATAAATGGAACCACCATCGCTTTTTGTAATCAGGCAAGGTGGCATATCATATTTTTCCAAATCAATCACTTGTGCCCCCTGGCTTTCAACAAGTAAATCCATTTCTTTCAAGTGTTGCTCTGGCATCTTTATCCCCCCTTTGCATTTTAGGTGTCCGGTTTTAAATCTTATTGTTAAGAATATGGAGTTTCTCATCACTTAAAGATTTGATAATAAATGGCGAGTGTGTTGCGCATATGGATTGCACCTTATTACAACAACGCTCGAATGAGCCAGTTTTACATGCGTTTCGTCCGGTTTACCTTGACAGAGGAGAAAAATATTTATTTTGTTACCTATTCCGGCAGCATCGAATCCAATCTGATGCAAATGGTGTTAGCGAAAGAGAAAATAAATTTGTTCATGAAGGGACAAGATGTCGATTTAGATGAGGTCTATGACCGCTTTAGTGTTGACTATGATCTGATGAGCCTCCTAATGTCGCGTGAAGCGGATGACGAAGGAGTACTTCGGATTACCTGGGGCAAACAAGAAATCAAACAATAAACCATGGTGCATGAAAAAGAGCTGTCTCTGAATGATTACAAAATCATTGCAAGAGACAGCCCTTTTTAATCATATTAACCAATTATACTCTTTCCGACAATCAAGAACGTAGTCCACATAAACAATATTATCTCTGATTTGATACAAAACAATATACATTTAGTGGTTTGTCTGATGTGTATTCCGAGTTTATGATGGATGTAGCTGGAGCAGCAGAAATGCCTGTTACAAAATTGTTTGGACGCTCTCCCGCTGGTATGAATGCTACTGGAGAAAGTGATATGCAAAATTATTATGATAGTGTAGAACAAAAACAAGAAGCCTGTTTGCGTCCTGTATTGGAAAAGCTGTTACCTATATTATGTATTTCTGCTTTTGGTGCAGTACCAGATGATTTAGAAGTAGAATTTAATACTTGCAGAAGACCAACAGAGGAAGAAAGAAAGACATTAGCACAACAAATTGCTTCTTCCATAAATGAAATTTATAATTCTGGCTTAATCAGTCAAAAAACGGCATTGAAAGAATTAAGGCAATCTTCTGAAAATACAGGTATGTGGACAAATATTACAGATGAGGATATAGAAAAGGCAAGTGATGAAACAGCATTTCCTGCAGAGGATTTGACACAACCGCCTTCTTTTTTTCAAAATGAGGAAATAGACTATGAACAAAAAGAATGAATACAAAAAGGTATGGAAAACAAGTAAAAGATTGGAAAGAAATTATGAAAGAATATTAAAAGTAGTACAAAATCAGTTTTTTCAAGCAATAGCAAATCAAAATAATGCGAATGAAATGATAAATACATTAAAAGTAATTTCAAGACAACATTCTTTTGAAACGTATTGTCAAGAAATTGCTTTAAAAATGGTAACTTCTGTTTATAAAAAAACAGAGGGAAATTGGAGAAAAGCAGCAGAACAAAATACAAAAGGACGTAAAATTTATGAAGCATTAAAAAAAGAGAAAAACAATATCATAATGGAAAATGCCATACAAAAATTAGTAGAACAAAATGCTGTATTGATAAAAACATTGCCTTTAGATATTGCAAATGATATTACAAAATATATTGAAAAAGAAACAACAAAAGGCAGAAGGGCAGAGGAATTAGCACAAGAAATCAAAACAAAATTTCCACAAAAATCAAAGGCAAATGCAAAATGTATTGCAAGAACAGAAGTCAGCAAAGCACAATCTGCACTCACAAAAACAAGAGCGGAACTACTCAATATACAATGGTATACCTGGAGAACCTCTCAAGATGAAAGAGTAAGAAATGCACATAAACATATGGAAGGAGTGCTTGTGAGTTGGAAAGACCCACCTTCTCCTGAACAGCTTTCAAAATCAAAATATCAGTATGGTAAATATCATGCAGGAGAAATATTTAATTGTAGGTGTTATGCAGAACCTATTGTGGATATTCGTTTTGTAAAATTCCCTTGTAAAGTATATTATCATAGCAATATTGTAAGAATGACAAAAGCAGAGTTTTTAAAAATAATGTAGAGAGGAGGAAAATTGTTGCAATTAAAAAATAAAATAGCGAAAGACAAAAAAGCCTTTTATGGTAGTCGTATCAGTGAAAACAGAATACGAACACCAGAGGGCTTTTTAATATGCAAAAATGTACCTATTGCAAAAGTAGGTACACAACAATATTTGGGCGAGGAGTTAGGGCTAGAGGGATATGAAAATATATTAGTAGAAGTTGTTAGAACAGAACAAGAAGTGTTTTCTCCTAAAACAATAGCAAGTTTTGAAGGAAAGCCTTTTACAGACGACCACCCAGAACAATCAGAATTTGTAACAACAGAAAATTATAAGCAATATGTAAAAGGTCATGTGACAAATGTAAGAAGGGGAGAAGGGGATTTTTCAGATAAATTACTTGCAGATATTATAGTATATGACAAAACGGTAATAGAGGAAATCGAAAGTGGCAGAAAGAGAGAAATTAGTTGTGGTTATGGTTGTGATTATAACATAGATGAAAATGGTAATATATTGCAAATCAATATTACAGGAAATCATGTTGCATTAGTAAATGAAGGCAGAGCAGGACACAATGTAAGAATATTAGACCATAATAAGAATAAAAAAGGAGTTGTAAAAACTATGGCAAAAATGAAAACAAAAAAACAAATTATTGCAAGACTTTTTCCATCTTTCACAAAAGACGCTTCTCCAGAGGAAATTGAAGAAGTTGTAACTGCTATTAGTGAAGTACAAGATGAAGAAGCAGAAGTACCAACAACACAGGACGAAGAACCAGCAGCACAAGAAAGTAAGCCAACAGCAGATGATGATGTGCTTTCTAAAGTGCTAGATGGTATACAAGCGTTAAAAGATGAAATAGGAGAATTAAAAGCAGCAAATCAGCAGCAAAATGACCCTTTAAAAAAATTAGAACAGCAACTTGCAAATGAAGTTGCTTCAGATAGTAATGAAGAAGTGGCAGCAGATGAAGATATTACAGAAGACGATGATGATGTAACAGCTGATGAGGATATTACAGAGGACGATGATGAAATAGTGGCAGATGAAGATGTTACAGAAGACGATGATATAACAGATGATGAAGACATAGAAACATCTGATGAAGAAACGACAGCAAGTGCAGCAGATAAAAAAGCAATGTTAAAATTCATTCGCAATATACGTCCTGTTGTAGCAAAAATGAAAGATGGAAAACAGAAAAAAGCAGTGACAGATTCTTTAATCAAAATGGTTCGTACCACTTCTGGAAAAAGTAGAACACCAAAAAAGAATGGCTATGCTGCCATTATGAAAGTAAAACAGAAGCGTAGCACACAATTTATAACACAAGACAGCAAAAAATATGATGACAGTCAATTAGGAAAAGAAATTGCAAAACAAAGAAATCCACATTATAAAACAAAATAAGGAGGAAAAACAATGTCTGGAAAAGCAATCGGAAAAAATTTTGATTTAGGCTATGCAGGAAACGTTTCAAGAGATAGAGATAATATTATTATTTCAAGAGTGGTAAAACAAGGGGAAGAAGACATATTATTTGGGCAGGCTGTTGTATTGAATGAAGATAATACCATACAAAAAATAGGTGCAGATAATACACAGCAGCAATGTATTGGTATTGCGATAAGGGAAGTGAAACAAACAACAAATTATTTTACATCAGAAGGAGCATATCATCAAGGCGATGCTTGCAGTATTTTAACAAGAGGCAGCATTACGGTAAAATGTAATAAAGGCACACCCAAAGCAGGTGGTAAAGTGTATGTTAGAACAACACAAAGCGAAAGTATAGAAAATGGTGGTGTAGGAGAATTTGAAGCAGAACAAGATACAGGTAATGTAGAGTTAGAAAATGTGATATTTACAACAGGACAGTTAGACAAAAATAATATTGCAGAAATTACAATATTAGAAAGAAGAATATAGGAGGAATTACGGTATGGTAAATTTTAAAGAAGGAAATTTTCCGCAACAAATATTGAATGTGAAAGGCAGGAGAACATTAGATAGTGGTGCGATTGCTTCTGGTATGGCATTTTTAGAGGGACAGCTTGAAAAGATAGACCCTAAATTAAGAGAGCCACTCACTAGCACTTGGTGGGCAAGAGATATTGTAGCAAAAACAGGAGGCGGTTTTGTAGAATATACTTCTGCATATGATGTTTCTTATGCTACAACAGGCGGTAACAGTAATGGCATTATGGGCGGAGAAACAAACGAATTACCTATTATGCAGGCTGATATTAGCAAAGAAATATACAAGGTATTTAACTGGGGACACGTTTTGAGAGTACCTTTTATAGACCAGCAAAAACTTCAAAAAATAGGTAGAGATTTAGAAAGTATATTAAACAATGGCTTAAAATTAGTATATGATAAAACATTAGACATCAATGTATATGAGGGTTTTGCAGAATATGGTACATATGGGCTTGTAAATAATCCTAATGTTGTTACTAAAACAGCAGCAACAGCAGCAGACGGTACTACAACAGCATGGACAAAAAAGACACCAGATGAAATATTATCAGATATCAATGGAGCAATTACGGCAACGTGGGTAAATTCAGAATATGACCTATCTGGTATGGCAAATCATATTTTGATACCACCAGAACAATATAGCACATTAGTAGAAAGAAAGGTATCTAATGACGCAAGTAAATCTATATTGACTTATTTATTAGAAAATAATATAGGAAAAGAACAAGGTGTTACACTTTTTATTGGTCCTTGTCCATTTTTGAAAGGAGCAGGCACAGGTGGTACAGATAGAATGATGGCTTATGTCAATGACGAAGACAAAGTTAGATTTTCTATTACAGTACCTATGACACGTTTACAAGTAGAAGCTTCTGTAACACAATTATCTTATTTATCTGCATTTGTGGCACAATTCGGACAGGTAGAATTTTTATATTTGCAACCAGTACAATATATTGATGGTATTTAAAAGGAAGGGGTAGAAAAATGAGAATATTTACAAAAAAAGCATTTCAGTTTGAAAAACAAAATGTACCACCAGTCATTACAAAAGCAATGGCATTTCAAGATGTGCCAGATTGGGTAAAAGATACCCTTCTTTTTAAATTGGCATTAAAAGATGGTTCTGTACAAGTAATTGCAGATACCAAACAGCAAAAAGAACTTGAAAATGATGGTATGACAGAAGAAGAAAAAGAATTGAGAGAACAAGCAAAACA